AATAGCTCGCTGCGTAGCGTTTAATATAGGTAAGGATGTCAATGACCCTTGCTCTAGGAGATACCCAGGTGACGGATCGCATAAAAAAACTCCACCTTCACCGCGGGTTTCTATCAGCGTGAGTGTGGCTTCAAATCCTTGCGATGATTCCCTCGGTACATAACGTTTCCCATCGATGACCACCGGTTCGGAGCTACAGAGCTGAAGTTTCCGCTGGGCAAGTTTCCGATTCCCCTCGACGGGCTCCTGGCAGCGATACACGACATGCTTACCTGCGGATTGAGATCGCTCGATGACGAGCATGCTGGCAAGCTGGGGATCTTCAGCCGCAACCATCGCGTACCAAGGCTCAAACAATTCGGCGACGTGATCGAAGTCGATCATTTCCAAATTGGCTGAGATGCTACCGGTTAAGATGCAGATCGCTTGTGAATCGGCAAACCAGGTCTGCGCTTGCTTTGGGGTTGGAAGCCGCTTTTGGTAGGTCTTCCAACCTGGCATCGCAGGCCTTTTTTCGTTTAAAATCGCTGGCAGGCAGCAAAGACCTGATTCGAGGTAGGATGTTGCAGTTTCGATCAAGCTACACACTCCTTTATCTATTCGCACACAAACACACCCAAAAACCGAAACGCCTAAGCCCAGGATGCTGCGACTAAAAAGGAGCGTCCTCAAGATCGACTTCCGATCGATCACTAATACAAAGCGTTTCGGGGATTGGCCCAAGCGTATGATCGATGATTCGCTCGAACTGTTCTCCGGCAACGCTACGAACCGTGATCTCGATGGTCTTTGCCAATCCACCACCCTCGATGATCTCTAGCGCGCGATCGACCGTATCTGGTACCGGATCATCGGAACGCTTGCGCCACCATGCGATCGCTTTCTGTCTGGCGTAACCTTCGTGCTCGAAGCACACCCATTCGGATTTGAAGTCATGCCAGCCGACTCGATAATCGACTCGGAGCGTACGGGGCGCACCCTCTTCGGCATCTCGTTTGCTGTGCATCGCGTAGTAGACGTCGTCGACTTGGTACTTCGTCGTGGTCACTTGGCCCGAGAGGATTCCTGCCTCGCTTGCCTTGGCATCGTGCGGCTTGCGATCCGGGGGTGGGAACTCATATCCACACTGTGGGCAAGATGCAAAACCGATAGCGATCAGTGCATTACACTCAGGACACTGTTTGGCTGGAGCCTTACCATCGCCACGATCATGGGTAGTGATGCGAATGTCATCGACTGGTCCGTGCCTTAGAACATTACCTCCGAAGTCTAGCACTAGACAGTTTTGCTTGCTTGGATGCAGACGGAAACCTCGCCCGACCATCTGATAATAGAGTCCAGGTGACATTGTCGGCCTTACCAAAGCCACGCAATCGATATGGGGTGCATCGAATCCAGTGGTCAGCACATTGACGTTGCATAGGTATTTGAGCTTTCCGGTTTTGAACTTAGCAAGCGTTGAGTCTCTTTCATGCGTAGGCGTTTCTCCACATACAAATCCGCACTCTAATTCATGCTCATGAGCGAGGACCTCGACAATGTGCTTTCCGTGCTGAACACCTGATGCAAAGATCAGGCATGCGTTGCGATCCGTCGAGTACTGGACAATTTCCGAGACTGCCGATTGAACCAGTGACTCTCGGTCCATCAGCGCTTCGACCTCGTTAGGGATAAACTCACCGCCCCGAACATGTAGTTCCGAGGTATCGACATTCACGCGGCCGGCCTTGCTGATCAGCGGACAAAGAAATCCGTCCCGGATCAGCTCTCTGACTCCGACCTCGTAACAGATATGGTTCAGGATTCCATCAACCGTGCAAATCGGTCCGGACTTGAGCCGATACGGTGTGGCAGTAAAACCGACGATGCGCACCTCGGGGTTGATGATCCGAGCATCGGCAAGGAAATGCTGGTACATGCTCTCGGAATCGGGACTTATCAGATGGGCTTCATCGATCAAGATCAGATCGAAGCGATCCAGCTCACAGGCACGCTTGTAGACTGATTGGATGCTAGCGATGATCACCGGATGATCGGTATCACGCCGCTTTAGCCCCGCAGAATAGATCCCAAAACCGACCTCAGGGCAAACGATACTCAGCTTCTCTGCGGATTGCTCGATGAGCTCTTTGACATGGGCCAAGATCAAAACGCGACCGGCCCAGAGTCCAACGGCATCTTTGCAGATGCTAGCCATAATCGGGGTCTTGCCACCCGCCGTCGGCACCACAGCGCAAGGGTTGTCGTCCCGGTTCCGAAGGTGATCGTAGACAGCATTCTTCACATCTTCTTGATAAGGACGCAACGTGATCATTTACAAGTGACCTCTTGGATTTGAACGATGGTAAGCCCACCTTTGATGGGTTTTCGTTTCTCGATCGACAGCCTTACGATCTGACTGTCGTCTCGGTATGCGCCTCCGTGTTGCAGAGCATCAAGGAGGCTTTTAAGACAGTTGTCTACGTCCCTGCGCCTCCGATCAGGAGGATGGACGATCACATCGACAACCAAAGGACCAACCAATGTCATTACACCTTGCGAGGCAAGAACGGCGCAAACAGCCGTTCGAAATGCTCGCCCCCGACGTGAAATGAGCGTCCTTGCTCCAACGTGCCGCCAATAGTTATTCACGCTTGGCGGATAGGGGAGGTGGTACTTGACCATTACGCTCGCTTCCAAGGAGCAGTAGCGTTGTTTGCAGGAGCTGTCTGCACAGGGGGTGCGACGGGAGTCGGCACTTGGCGCTTCGCATAACCTTTGATCTCGTTTACCATGTCACCGGTATCGATTCGCTTCTTGCATCGCACCTGGATCAGAAGCGGTAGGTTATGCAGCTCAGCCGAGTCCCTTGGATTCGTAACTCCAACAGCACGACAGATTGCAGACAGATCCGCACGTGCGATTTGCACCGCGACCGCATTGGGGTTGTCCAGGTTCAGCCTCGCCCAGACCAAACGGTTCTGGTACTCGCCTTCAATGATTTGGAAGGTAAGTTGAAGTAGGCTCCCGGTGCCGGACTTCGTGGGCTTCATCTCGCTCTCGGTAATCACAGCGAGGTATTTCCCTGCTGGGATTGCTTCGAAGTCACCGGTCGGCTCCACACTGTTTGCATCAAAACCTGAAAGATCAGCCATTGCTTTGGTTTCCTTGTGATTGGGTGATTCCTTGAACAAAAGCCGCCCACGAGAGCGGCAACTCATCGACGATTCCATAACGGTTTTTGGCGACACAAGATGGGCCACCAACGCATCGCAAGATGCGCTCTCCACCACCTTTGCCAATGGCATGAGCGATGGTTCGCTTGCGATTAAAGCCAGCGTCCTCGGATTGCGTGCGGATCTTGCGCGTTGCGAAAAGAACGGCATCGCACCATTCGCTAATTAGCGCTGCAGAGTGCTTGTGCAACCTTGGACTGTAGCGATCGTAGGGCGAGGACTCCGGATCCTCGAAGCGTTCGACCTTGCTGTGGGCGATCAGCAGGACGACCATCCCACGTTCGTTTCGAAGCGCATTTAGATGCTCGATGATCTCTCGCCACAGTGTTAAAGCCAGGGTGTAACCCTTGCTATAGCCTCCGGCAACTTGCTCGATCGATGTTGTATTGTGCTCGGAGCACAATCGGTCAAAAACCAATCGTTCAAGCCAGTCCAGCGAGTCGATCACGACCGTTTCATACTCGTGTGATTCTTGCCTCAGGTCGGCAAGAGCCGACAAGACATCCTCGTACTTAGTCGCTAGTGGAAACTTGTCCACATCGAGTTCATCTAATCCGTCTTCGCACTGGATAAACACAGGCCGCGGGGCCTGAGAAGCGAACGTCGACTTCCCCACACCCTCGATCCCATAGCAAAGGATTCGAGGGGGTTTGGCTGATCGACCACGCTCTAATTTCGCGAGCTTGCTCACGATGTCACCTCTTCATACTGGGGTTTCTTTGAAAGGCGTTCAACTTTGAACGCATCCGGTCCGAACTCGCGAGCGATAAAGCCAGTGAAGAGTCGGTTTAGATCTCGTCCGACCTGCGTGCCTGAGTCGATGACGCAAACACGAGTTCTAAGATCAAATTGGTGTGCCACATCGAGTCGCGTTTGAACCTCACCATGCAAGCTTTCTGTTGCCACAATGGCCAGCAAAAATGATGCTTCAACGCTTTCGATCGGTACATCCGCACTGAAGCGGTAGCGATACAGATCCTTATTCATTACTTCTCCTTTCGAGGAATGTTGGGCGTCTACTAAAAGACCTACCCGGTTGAGGTGTGTTTTGACGATCAAGAGTTCAATTTTTTGCGAAGTTTTGATTTAGCGACGTTTTCAGGAATGCATCCATGCAAACAACAAGTGTCACCAATAAACTCCAGAAGTGCGGTGTTCTTCGTACTTATCCGCTATCGGTCCGCAGCAGTAAAAACCCATGCAAATAGCAATCCAACGGATATGCCATCTATGAGCATTAAAAGTTCATCCGATAGCTGTCTTTGCTATCGAGTAGATTGCCATTGAGGCGTTTTTCGCCCCGCTCACGAGCGATCTGGTTTTCAGTCAAATACAAGCCCGAATTGATTTTTGAGCACGCCTTGCAGATCCGATTGGCTGCACTGGTCGACTGAAACATGTTGCTGCACTTGAGGCATTTCCGCTGACCTGGCTCGTTGGGTGCCAGTCGCGTGCCAGCGTTTACAAGACAAGCACGCGTTGTGAGCTCTGGTTGGGAAGTCACATCCGTATCAGGGCGGTTTCGATTTAGATCCTTGTTCATCATTTTGCCTTTCGAGGAATGGTGGGTGTCTATTAATAGACCTACCCGGTTCGATGGTGTTTTGACGATCAATAGTCCAAATATTTC